GGAGAAAACGCAAATGAGAATGACTGAACTAATACCAAACTCACCTATTGCAGTACAGAAATCTGTACGAAGTGCAAAAGGCCGAGTGTTAACATCGGGTGATGCAGGAAAAATCCTGCCACTGAAATATGAATGGTTACACCGCGAAGACGGCGTGCGTAGCGGTAAAATTAGAGCAAACATTGAAATGATGGAAACATCAGAAATGTTAATGAACGGTGTTGGCGTAACACTTTACGCACATTTCGTACCAATGCTTGCATACGACCGTTTTAACGGATCAATGGACGAATTAAACCGATCATATAAAAAAGAAAATGGTGCGGCTGGAAGTGTAGTTCCATATTTTGAATATAATAAAGTATATTCATCATATGGTTCAGGTAGTGTAAATGCTATTTCACCAACTCACCCAACACATTCTCCACAAAATGTTGATACAGCTTCATGGGGTGAAGGTGTAGACACATTTTTGCAAACAATGGGTATACATACACAATCAGCAAATTATAATACTACGATTGTCGAAGCATATAATGCAATTATTAATCATAGACGTAAAGCACGATCGAAATCGTTACCATTAAGAAACGCATTTGATCATACATTAGCAGATGCGTTTTGGATCAATAACGGAATGCAAAATATTGTACCTGATTATGATCAGAATTTAATTGATGGACAAGTAACTCTTGCCGGATTGACATTTCAAGCACCAATTAAAGCACCACGTGCCACAAATTACAATTTGTCACGTATTGCTGATGGTGATAGCGGTCACGCATTAACAGGTAACGCATGGTCACCTGCAATGACAGGAACAGAAATTATCGACGAAGGCGATATGTTCCTGTTTGATGAAATATTTGCAGAGTTAACAACAGGCGGAAACGCAACAATGTCATTAGCTGACATTGAGCAAGCACGTAAAACAGCGGCATTTGCTAAATTAAGAGCAAAGTATGATGGAATAGACGACGAGCATGTGATTGATTTGCTTATGTCTGGAATTAGAGTTCCAGAAGAAGCATTAAAGCAACCAATATTATTGGGTCGTCAACGTGCAATGATAGGATTTAACCAACGTTATGCAACAGATGGCGCAAACTTGGATAAGTCAGCAACAAACGGTATGGCAACAATTGATATGTCAATTAGAACACCAGCTATGAATACAGGCGGCGTTATAATGCTAACAGCCGAAATAGTTCCGGAACAACTCTGGGAACGTAAGAAAGACTATTTCTTATACACAACAGATCCAGATACGTTACCCAACTATCTTAGAGATGTGCTTGACCCAGAGGCTGTCGATGTCGTCCAAAATTCACATCTCGATATTAATCACTCAACACCAGATGGAACATTTGGTTATGCACCACTTAATCATATGTGGAATCGAGATGCTGTAAATGTCGGTGGAAAGTATTACAGACCTGCAAATGACGCATTTGACGAAGACCGTGCAAAAATATGGACGGCTGAAGCAACAAACCCCACGCTAAATGAAGACTTTTATTTATGTTCAGGTTTGCACAAAAAAGTATTTGCCGATCAAGTATCAGATGCATTTGAAATTACATGTCTTACTGACATGTCGATTGTAGGAAACACCGTATTCGGTGCAGGACTACAAGAAACTGATGCAACATCTGATTACGACATAATCACTTCACAAGTCGATTCCTCGCGTATCGTTAAGTGATAAAAAGCAGGGGAGCCCTCCCCTCCCCTGCTCATTTTAAAAAGGAAAAACAAAAATGAATAGAATTAAACACGGCAACACAACAAAATGGTCAGCCTCAAAGGCAGGCCAAATAATTGAATTTGCTTCAAGCAAACCAAGACATGTAAAATTTGAACTTACTGCAAACAGTAATGTTGAAATTTGGGTCGCTAACGACAATAAAATGTCTGACGCCGTATTGATGGGAACATCAAACGGAAAAACAGAAATTCAATATACAGCTCCAGCAACAACGTATGTGCAAATCAAAGCTGAGAAATCAGCTGCTGTATTTGTAAATATACCAGACGTAGATCAATCAGTACAAAATAGCGATGAACCAAGTTTTACGTCTATTGAACCACGCGTAAATAACAGCACTGAATTTGATCGTATGGTTCAATTTATGAAACACAACGAAACACAACGCAACGCACAGCTTGAGGCCGAAAGAGCTGCATTAAGAGCTGAAGTAGCAAAAATAAAAGCAGAAGCTGAAACAGTCGTTGAAGCACCACAAGAGGCAGAACCAGATGCAGGAGAAACCACCGAGTAAGTTTCTTCGCTGGATACGGTTTATAGACCGTATCCAGTTCTGGCACAGAGACGAATTAGTCCACAGAACACACGTTGAAGCCGCACGATCACTAGCAGTACCAAACGCC